ACCTAATAGTATGCAAAAATGTGCGTTCAAATTTTTGCGTTCCCCCAGCGCCCCGCGAACGCCAGCCCCGCCCGCGCTGCCGCCGGCCCGCCCTGCTGCCACTGTTCAAAATATTGTATGCAATCCGTTGAGATGAACATATTGTATATAGGCATAAATGAATATCCATTCACTTAACGAATAAGTATTCATTATTATGAATATGTATTCATTTATGCAAAGTATGCCTCTCTTGAAATCTTCTGGTCCCGCGTGATACAATGGCAGCATCATTATATAAGGAGGATTTGATCATGGCATATGCGCAGGACGTGCTGCGGGGAGGCCTCTATTTATACGAGGTTTCTAACAGCGAATTCGTTTTTACGCCAAGAGACGCGAGGGCGGAGTACGCCCGGCTCCGGAAGATCGCGAACCGCCGGCTGGAGCGCCTGGGCGCTTCGGAGTTTGCGAACGGGAGAACATACCAAAATTACAGTTCCGGCTTCCAGGCGCTGCCGCCGGACATGGAAATCGAGAAAGTCAGAAAAGCGCTTTATGACGTCGCCCATTTTCTCAATCTGAAGACATCCAGCGTGTCCGGCGCGAGGGCAGCGCGTGAAAAATTCGTGGCGAAGATGAATGAACTGGGATATAGCTTTGTCAATAAGAACAACGCGGCGAAGTTTGGCGAATTTATGCGTGAAGTTAAAACACATGAGACCTATCGGGGATATGATTCTGATCGCGTGGCGAAGCTCTTCGGGACTCTTACCTATAAGCGGATAGACCGGGAGGACGCCGCCAAATACTTTGAATTCTGGCTTGGGCACGTTGATCTGCTTGCCGAGGCGCCAAGATCCAATACAACCGTATCTACTGCCGATTATGTGAAAATGCGAGGTGACAAGAAGCTGCGGCGGGAGTTTAACAAGTGGAAGAAGAAACGGGAAAAGATGGGAGTCTGAAATGTACAACTACCGCACCTTTAATTATGAAAGTTTCCGGGCAGTGCCGGTCCAGAAACGCCGCCGGGGAAACCAGGGCCGGAGGGATGGGCGCCGGTATAAGGATATCGTCTGCGCCTTTGACATCGAGACGACCAGGCTTGACGCCGAGAACAGCATCATGTACGTATGGCAATTTCAGGCCGGCCTCGAATGGACCGTCTCCGGGAGATCCTGGAAAGAGTGCTTCCGGTTCTTCCGGAATCTTTGCGAGGGCCTGGAGGAAAAAGAGTATATCGTGATCTACGTTCACAACCTGAGTTTCGAGTTTCAATTTCTTTCTACCTATTATCATTTTCAGCCGGACGAAGTCTTCGCGACGGCTTCCCGCCGGATCCTCAAGTGTGAAATGTATGATCACCTGGAATTCCGCTGCTCATATCTCCATAGCAATATGTCCCTGGGAGAGTTCGTTTCAAAGATGGGAGCGGACCATCTAAAACTGTCCGGGAAAGAATTTGTTTATGACAAGCTGCGCTTTCCCTGGACGCCGCTGTCTGATCAGGAGTGGGAGTATGCGCTGAACGACGTCCGGGGACTTGTCGAGGCTCTCATCATAGAGATGCAGCACGACCAGGACACATTATACACGATCCCGCTGACCAGCACCGGCTACGTCCGGCGCGACGTCAAGCGCGCCATGCGGGAAATCGGTCCATGGTTTGTTAAGGCCATGCTGCCGGACTGGGAAATGTACTGTATGCTGCGGGAAGCGTTCCGGGGCGGCAATACGCACGCCAACCGCTACTTTGCCGGGCAGATCCTGCAGAACGTGGGGAGCGCGGACATATCTTCCGATTATCCGAATCAGGAGTGTACAAGGCCTTTCCCCGTCGGGGACTTCAGGGATTTCCCGGATCCGACGCCGGAGCGCGTGATCGACCTTATGCACCGGAGGCAGAAAGCAACGCTGATGCGCGTCGCGTTCTGGGGCCTCAAGCTGCAGGACCCGTTCTGGGGCTGTCCTTATCTTCCTACGGACAAGTGCCGCAATATTATCAATGCGGCCTTTGACAACGGGCGGATCCTCCGGGCCGAGTACCTGGAGATCACCGTGACAGACATCGACTTCGATATCATAGCGGAAGAGTATGAATGGGAAAACGTGGAATTCCTGAAAGTGAAATATACCAGGTACGGGGAGCTGCCGGAGCCGCTGAAACGCTGCATCATTTCTTATTATAGAGCAAAGACGGAGCTGAAAAATGTACCAGGCGAAGAGATCTATTACACGAAGAGCAAAAACAAGCTGAATTCTGTCTACGGCATGAGCGCCACGAATCCGGTAAAACCGGAATTGCTTTACCAGTGCGCGGGATCCTATGAAGAGGACCGGGAGAAGACCGGGCCGGAGCTGCTGGAGGAATCAAACAGGAGAGCGTTTTTCCCCTACCAGTGGGGCGTCTGGTGTACGGCCTGGGCGCGCTGGCAGCTTGAAGAGGGCCTGCAGGCTGCGCATCAGCCGGGTTGCGAGTTTATCTATTGCGATACGGACAGTATAAAATACCTGGGAGATCTGGACCTGTCAGAGATCAACGAAGAGCGCAAAGAGGCAGCGATCCTAAACAAGGCTTTTGCGACGGATCCTGCAGGCGTCGTCCATTATATGGGAGTCTTCGAGGATGAGGGCCGGTATAAATACTTTGCCACGCGGGGCGCGAAGAAATACGCATATGTCGATCAAAATGACAAGCTGCATCTGACCGTTGCCGGCGTGAAGAAGATCCAGGGCGCGGAAGAGCTGCAGGAGCTGGGCGGGATCCAGGCATTTCTTAATGATGAGATCCTGTTTACGAAAGACGAGACGGAGACTGTCTACGTGGACCGGCCCAGGGGATACCGGCGCTTCTATGAACGAAAAACGGGAAAACGCCGCCGGATATACCTTACGAACTGCGTCACGATCCGCCCGTCTGCAAAGACGCTGTCCGATACGCAGGAGTATGCGGATCTCCTGGAAGACGCCCAGGCTTTTAAAGATTTCTTCTGGGACGCCTACGGCGAAAGAATTTAAAATTGTTCGCAAAATATTGTTGCAATCCCTTGATAACGTGGTAAGATATCATCGTCGGCAGGGACCGGCAGAAGAGGAGGATTATATGAAACGATACAAAGTCACGATCTGGTATGCGAACGGGAGAGAAAACTCCCTTATCGTATGGGCCTCTGATACGGAAGAGGCTGAAAGATTGGCATTTAAATCCTGGGGAAACCCGGACACATGGGTAAGATGTCTTGTAGAAGACACTCAGTATTTATTATGAGGAGGAGAAATGAAGACTTACGAATTTATTGACAGTGCATTTGATGCGGGATTTCCCTACGTGTTGGAAATTGTGGTGAAAGTTGACGGGCAGATGGACGGATCGGAGCTTAGGTCCTACAAGGACAGCGCGACCGCCTGGAGGGACGCAAGCCGGAAGCTGGGCGAGATCTTCGAACTTTACAAGGAAGATAACGCCGTGGCCTGGGGCCATATCTGGAGATGCAAAGAGGGTCCTCTGGAAAGACAGCATGATCTTATCTGCACGATCGGATCTTATGACCGCGGATCCTGGCGATTTGTCACGCGGCATATTTACAACGGCCACGACATGGACATGAAGACGGAGGTTATTCGGAGATGATCGACTTACTCTTACACTCCGGCTCCGGAGTTCCCGGATTGGTTTTCGTTGGCTGCTTCGCAGGACTGACTCTTTTGTTGGTCCTGCTTGCAGATAAATATACCAAAGATAAGGAGGACAAATGATCGACAGACACGGACTCATCACGCGGTCCCGGATCGAGTACCATTTTAAACTTGTGTACTACAATACCGAGACCCACAACCGGATCATCGAGGGCCTGGAGCTTCTTCTGGGCGACAAAGACGATCCGCTGAAAGAAGCCTGGAAACGGGCTCCCAAAGGGGACCCGCCGGTCACGCTGGCGGACGTCCGGGTAGACACGAAGCGACGGGTGATCTTTTACATGCCACCGGAGCGCTTCTACGACAAAGCAGAAAAATCATACGAAGAGGAAAAGGAGAACAAATGAATTCAGTTAATCTTATTGGAAGACTTACGGCAGACCCTGACTTTAGGACAGCGAAAAAAGGAAAAGACGATCTTTCCATCGCGAGTTTTACCCTCGCCGTGGACCGGATCGGAGAGGGCGCGGATTTTATCCGCTGTACAGCTTTCGGCGCTGCCGCCGACTTTATCGACCAGTATTTCACAAAGGGCCTGCGCGTCGGCGTTACGGGCAGGATCCAGACAGGATCTTATGAGGACAAAGACGGGAACAAGCGGTATACGACAGACGTCATTGTCGAGCATATGGACTTTGCCGACGGCAAAAAGGACGAGGCCGGCGACAATAAGAACCGGAGGGGCCGGAGATGAAGCGCTACATCAAGATCGAGGCGACGTTAAGCGGAGAATCTCCGAAGATCCCGCCGGACGAGCAGGATCTTAACGCCCTTGCGGACGCGATCGCAGATATGCTGTCCCTGCAGGACGCCATTGACGCAGAAGTCCGCGTGATCGCAACATGGGAGGCCTGATCATCCTGGGAGTTGCGGCGCTCTGCGCCGCGCTCCTTTTAATAGCAGTAAGAGCAGGAGACGAGGAGGACGACTGATGCCTGAATATTACGACTATGAAGATGCCATCCTGGCAAGACAGGAAGCTGACGAGATCTGGGAAGAGAACGGACCGCTGGAGGATGATCTGGACGACTTCCTGCGGGAGATCTACGAGGATACCGGGTATGATGATCAGGACCTTGAGGGGATGCTGGAAGAATGGGAGGCCGACGATGCCCAGGATAATAATTAAAGACGTGACGCTGCGGCGCTGCCCGTTCTGCGGATCGCTCCACGTTCATCAGGAATTTTTAACCGATCTGTCCCTGTCAACGATCGAGTGCGGCGAGTGCGGGGCCATGATATCGTTCGTGAGGGCGAACGATCCCGACACAACGCGGGAACTTTACAACAGGAGGGAATATGAGCATCTCAACAGCCCGGACGAAGACGTATATTAAAAATCGGATCCAGAAGCCCACGGCGGAAAAGCCGGTCCCGGTATGCCGGGCCTGCGGCGAGAAGATCCAGGATCCGGAGACGACCGTCTATATCAAGCGCAAGGATAAGACGGAGCAGTTCTTTCATCCGGGATGTTTCCTGGACTGGAGTAAAGGCAAATGACCTATAAGACAATAGAGATCCCGGGGCTGTATACCAGCTCCGGGTATCTTAACATGGAGGCTATACTTGCGCAGCCTTACCCATTTATTGTTATCGTCGCTTTACGCGGAGGCGGCAAGACCTACGGCGCGCTGTCCTGGATGCTGGATCACAAAAAGCGCTTTTTATACTTCCGGCGGACCCGCAACGCTACGGAGATCGCCTGTACGGCGCAATTCAACCTTTTTAAAAAGCTGAACGCGGATAAAAATTATGGCGTCGAGACGTCATATTCCCAGAAGCTGGGCATAGGGACGTTTACCAGGGAGGGCGAGACTGCCGGCTATATCGCGTCGCTGTCCACGTTTGCCGCCCTCCGGTCCATCGACGGCTCGGACATCGACTTCCTGGTCTTCGACGAATTTATTCCCCAGCCGGAAGAACCGAAGCGGTATGATATGTTTTCCGCATGGTCCAACGCTGACGAAACGATCAACAGGAACCGGGAGGCCGACGGGATCCCGCCATGCCGGCGGCTTTTAATGGCAAACTCGGACCTGATCTATGGCGACATCATCGCCGGTTATGATATCGGGGACGCGTACTTGTGGATGCAGGAAAACGGCGTGGAAGCCGTGGAGATATCTAAAGATATGCTGATCCTCCGTCCAGGCATGAAAGATCTCCAGGAACGGAAGCGGGACACGAGCCTTTACCGCGTGACAGCCGGATCCGATTTCTCCCGTGTTGCGCTGGAGAATGAATTCCGGATCGAGGACCGGGAGCGGATCAGGAAGCAGCCTCTTAATGAATACCAGGCGTTTTGCCGGATCCGGGGAATAACCTTTTATAAACATAAGACCCTGCAGAAGATGTATGTCTCCCGGCGAACCAAAGGACGTCCGAAGACCTACGCGGACACGGACTCCGACTTTAAGCGCTTTTTAAACGACAATCCCGGCATCTGGCCCTGTTATCTGAACAAGCGGATGATCTTCGAGGACCTGGGAGCGCAGCAGATTTTCCTCCGGCTTTTTACTTGACTTTTCAACATTTATTTATTATATTGTGGATAAGCGGCGGAGACTCCACGGCATAGCCTCCGGAAGAGGCGGAGTTGAGCGGGTGCGGCTCCCTTGTCCGCCGCTTGTCTGGAGGTGATGGCAGCATGGAATTTGAACAGGTTTTGACACTCCTCGGCTCATATTGTTTTCCGATCGTGGCTTGCATCTTTGTAGGGTGGAAATCCTGGAAAGATCAGATCCTGCACAAGGAGGAAATGGATAAAATGAGCGAGGCGATCAACAACAACACGATCGTGTTGACGAAACTTGTAGACAGACTGGAGGCGATGCAGGCAAATGTTTCCCGCGTATGACATCGTGAAGCGGGCTCTTAACTGGTACCAAAACCGGGAGGACGTCGCTTACTGGATGGGCGCAAAAGGCGAGACGCTGACCATGAGACGGATGCAGGAGCTTGTCAGCGCTTACTCGGATTACTTTTCTAAGTACACTCCGGAGCGCCTGGCTGAACTCATGGCATGGTCCAAAGGAAAGACCGGGTTCGATTGCTCCGGGCTTGTCTCTGTCTGCGCAGGCTTAAAGGGGCTTTCGTCCTGGACACTCTGGGACAAGACCGTAAACCGTACCACCGTCAGAAACTGCAAGGCGGGCTCGTTTTTATGGCGCCCCGGACACATCGGAATAGATATCGGGTATGGGTATTTTATAGACATAGCCGCCGAGGGGCAGACGGTCCGGCTGCTGCCGAACAGCAAAGGGACGTTTACCAATGGCGGCGAATACACCGGAGCCGATTACACGATGATGAACAATTATTAATTTACAAATAAGGAGAGAAAACATGGAGAAATCATTGATTCAGAAACTGCAGAAAGCAGGAGTGGACGCGCAAGTAATTCTGTCTCTTATCATGGATGAGGACCAGGCAGCACCGGAGACACCGGAAACCCCAGCGCCGGAGGCGCAGCCGGAAACCGAAACACCGGCAGAACAGCCGGCAGCTCCCGCAAGGCCTGATCCGATCCTGGAGGCGATCAACAAGCTGACCGGGGCCATCCAGGCCTCGAACATAATCAACAGCGGAGCCCCTGGACGACCGCAGGCCGTGACCGTCGATGATGTCATGGCTAAGATCATCCAGCCGCAGGCTCCGGGAAAGGAGTAAATATGCTTATTGTAACACTAATGAGTGTGAGAGTTGGCGGGTCAAATGTAACGCGGTCCGTTCTTACTGCGGGGCAGATTAAACAGTGTTTTGATCTTAATATCCCCTGCTGGTTCTCCAGTTTTAGAGAACAGACCGGAGAAACAACCTCGTATTCGCGAATTGCATACCATCTCGACATGGTACGGATCGACGACTCCGGCGAGGTACCTGTGTATACGTTTACCGCTGGAGGCAGGTCTTTTACAGCCAGCTCGCTTGACGATCCTGTTTCTCCGTCAATGAGTTAAGGAGGTAACTATGGCAGTTAATGATCTTACTTATACCGATGTTTCGGCGGTCCTCGCCGCCATCAACGCGCAGGCCACGGGCCGGGCTGTACTCGCGCCGGTAAACACGGCGGACTTCGTGGCTCTTGCACAGACCACGCTCAAAATGGGATACGACGTTGTGACCAACGCGATCTCCCAGGTTCTCTCCAGGACCATCTTTTCCGTGAGGCCTTATACCCGGAAATTCCGGGGCCTGGAAGCGGACACGATCCGGTTCGGAAACCACGTCCGCAAAATTAACTATATCGACGACGACCCGACGACTGACCGGCAGTTCCTGGCAACCGCCCTGACGGACGGCTCTTCTGTCGATCAGTACACCGTAAACAAAAAGAAAGTCGTCCAGACGAACTTCTACGGTCAGACCGGATATGCGAGGTTCCGGACCTATTATCGCTCACAGCTTAACATGGCCTTTTCCGGTCCTGACGAGCTGGCGCGGTTCTGGGCCGGCGTGACACAGCACGACAGCGACATGATCGAAAAGGATCACGAGGACTTTGCACGCGCCGCGCTTGCCAACTACGTTGGCGGCAAGCTGTCCCAGGAAGCCGCGATCGAGCCGACCGGCGTGATCCACGTACTCACTGAGTATAACGCCTTTGCCGGGACTTCCCTGACCGCAACCACCGTCTTTGCTCCGGCGAACTTCCCCGGCTTCATCCGCTGGTTCTGGGCAAGAGTCGAGACGATCTCAAGCCTTATGGCGGAGCGCTCTTCTCAGTATCATCAGACTTTCACAGGATCCGACGGAAACGATCTTGATCTCGAACGGCATACGCCGGAAGCTGAGCAGCTTTTCTATATGAACAACGGGATCAAGAACCAGGCCGCCTCAAATGTGCTGTCTGTTACCTTTAATCCCGACTTTGTCCCCGTAAGACAGGGCGACACGCTGAACTTCTGGCAGAATATCCAGAACCCGCTTTCGATCAACGTTACCGCCGGATATACGGACAAAAACGGCGCCGTACAGAGCGCAGCCGTCAATTCCAACATCGTCCTGGGCGTCCTCCTGGACCGCGAAGCCGTAGGTTATACCATCACCGATACCTGGACGATGGCAACGCCCATGAACGCAGCCGGCGGTTATTGGGATCAGTGGTATCATTACACCGATCGCTACTGGAACGATTTCACAGAAAACGGCGTTGTCTTCGTTCTGGATTGATAGGAGGGCTGCCGCGTGAATGTTAAGTTCTATACATTTTCAAAGAGAGTAAACAGCACCGCGCGGCCTACCGGAGGAACTGATTACACGGTCATTTTGAAAGAGCCGTCAAGCGTGATCTCTCCCCGTCTGGATCTGATCTGGACGGGGACGGGATCCCCGACGGCTTTTAATTATGCCTATATTCAGGACTTCGGGCGCTATTACTGGGTGACAAACTGGGAGTACCAAAACAGGAAGTGGACCGCGACGCTGTCCGTGGACGTCCTGGCCTCCTGGAAGACGGAGATCGGGAACAGTTCAAAATATATTCTGCGCAGCGCGTCGGAATATGATAATGATGTCTTTGACAGCCTCTATCCGGCAACCGGCGGAGAACGGATGGACGATATCACGGCTTCGACCGGCTGGATCCCGGACGCGCAGAATAACGGGTGTTATGTCCTTAATGTTTCCGGTCTTAATAATCCGGCAAATACTCTGGGCGTCACACTTTTCCAGCAGACCGCAGCCCAGGCAATAAACACGATCTGGATGGCGTTTAACGATATCTATCAGATATCCACCGATTTTTCATCAATAACCGATGTGCAGACAGCGCTCGAATGGCTCGGAAGTTCTGTAATCAATGCCGGAACTGATATATCCCAGTATCTTAACGGGTATATGTGGTTTCCGCAGATCTTCGAGGACCCGACGCTCACGCCGGTAGACATCAAGCTGGGACTTATAAGAGCCGGACAGGGGATACCGATAAAGGCCTCTTCTTTCCAGATGCACAGGGCGCTTGCGCTTCCCTCCTGGGTGATGCTCCGGAATAAGTGGGAGTCGTGCGCTCCGTATACGTCGTATACTCTGGAGTTTATGCCGTTCGGCACGATCCAGCTTGACTCCCTGGCGCTTGTCAATTATGGCGGATGCTTCGTCCTTTGTGATGTTGACGTGTTCACCGGGATCGGCGTACTGCACGTTTACGCCGGGACACAGATGGAGGGTCCGCTGCTGGCTATGAGGACCGCGCAGGTGGGCGTACCGGTACAGTTCGGCGCAAACAAGCTGGACATCGGAAACGTCGTCAATTCTATCCTGGGCGGGATCTCAAAAGCAGAAACGGCAAACCCGATCTCGGCAGCCGCAGGCGTGTTAAACGCTGCAATATCCCTTGTCCCCGACGCTGTTAGCGCCGGCAACATGGGAAATATGACATCTATCGGCAGAGATATCCATCTCTGGATCCGGAGCCTGGACCACGTTGATATGGACATCCCGGAGCAGGGGCGCCCGATCTGCACGATCAAGACGATAAACACGCTTGCGGGATATACTCTCTGCAGGGACGGCGACATCTCCGCACCGGCGACCCAGGGCGAGCTGGACCAGATCGCAGCATACTTAACAGGAGGATTTTTCTATGATTAACGCGCCCTATTTTTATGATAATGTGAACGCGTATAATAGTCTTGTCTCTCCCTCTACCGTTCATGTTAAAAATACCGGCCTTGCGCAGTTCTTTAAACGGTATCTCCTGCAGGACGCCATGACGCCCTTTAAGTGGGAAATGCCGGAGACCTGGGACCGGAGTTATTTTCTCTATGTCCTTTACGTCATTGGATTTATCGGCATCCTGGACACCGATAAATACGGCGTGATCCCCCAGCATGGGACGCTGTCAGGCTATAATATTTTTTACAGGCCCTCTCAGCTGATCGTCACGAACCCGCTGTTTGCCGGCGGGAAATCCTATACGCTGCAGATCGGGCGGAATACGACCCTGATCAAGCTGGAGCCTGACTATCTCGGACTCTACGACATCGTGGACTATTACGGGGATCTGATGGCCCTGGCAGCCGAGACCGCAGGCGTAAACCTGCTGAACAGCAAACTGTCGTTCGTCTTTGCCGCAGACAATAAGGCTGCTGCGGAATCTTATAAAAAGCTGTTCGACGAGATCACCTCCGGAAATCCAATGGCGGTTGCTGATAAACAGCTTTTTGACGATATGGGCAACCTGCGCGTACAGCTCTTTCTGCAGAACGTCGGTCAGAATTTTATTGCCGATAAATTGCTGGATGTGCTGCGCACGATCCGGGCGATGTTCCTGACGGAGATCGGGATCCCGAACGCCAACACGCAGAAAAAGGAAAGACTGATCAAGGACGAAGTGAACGCCAACAATTTTGAGACCCGCTCAAAATGTGCGCTCTGGCTGGACGAGCTGCAGAAATCCTGCAGACAGGCCTCGGATATGTTCGGGATACAGCTTTCCGTGGACTGGAGAGATGATATAAAACTGGAGGTGACGGAGAATGGCACTGATGTCGATAGTAGCAATTCAGAATCTGGATCCTGACATCTGGCGGGGCTTTAAGGTTCCCGGCGTCGCTGATGTCACTTCCGACGCAGAAAAGGTTATTTCCTGGGTGCCGGACCGGCAGACAGCAATTAATTATATCCTGACTTCCTGCGGCGAGATGTCGCTTGTCTACTCTGATCCGCTGATCCTGCGGCATCTGATCCGGTCCTGGACTAACCGCCGCTTCCCTGTATGGGCTGCGCTGTATAATACGACCTTATACAAATACAACCCGATCTGGAACGTGGACGGCATAGAGATCACGAGGCGGGATCTGTCGGAAAACGAGGACGAGACCACGACCGGGAATGTGACCACCGGCAAGACCACCGTGGACGATGAGGACACGACCGGCGAGGTGGATTCCTCCGGGACCACAGACGCGGACATCAAAGGCAACGTGACCGCTTTTGACACGAACGCTTATTCGCCCAATGACCAGCAGATCCAGGACATCGACACGACGTCCCACGCGGAACACGCGGGCACACGGGACCTTACCAGGACCGAGAACGGCTCGGAGGATTCTTCCGGATCCAGAGACCGGGACAGGACAGAAAACGAAGTGACGGAGCATGAGCGGCATGGTAATATTGGCGTCACAATGACGCAGCAGATGATACAGGCCGAGAGGGAAGCTGTCATGTTCTCGCTGTATGATGTGATCATGCAGGATTTTAAACACGAATTCTGCGTCATGGTATATTAAGGAGGGACTACATGGGACTTTTTGAGCATTTCCCCTATACTAATTTTCACGAACTGAACCTGGACTGGCTTCTCCGCATGATGAAAGAGCTTGAGGCCCGGATGGACAAGATCGACGGCGGCAATATCGAGGACGACATCGCGAACGTGATCCAGCAGATGATCCGGGACGGCAGCATGGCAGCACTCCTGGAGCAGATAGCATTAAACGGTAGGCTTGTCACCGGTAAGAACCTGGAAGACAACCCGCAGCAGCCGTCGCACTATACCGTCAGGCCGGATCTCGCGGACATGACATCAACGGAGCTTTACGGGCTGTACGACGCCATGACCTCCGACGCGTTCGAGCGCCATCTCTGGGGTACGGACGAGACCGGAAAGGACCTTGTCTATTACACGCTCGCCTGCGACGCTGACCGTCGGACTGCCGTTAGAGGCGAGGACGCGGAGCCTTCGGGCGAGTACGCGTACGGCCGGGAGCTTGCGTACACGTCAAACCGTATCATTATCACGTCCGGGATCCACGGCGACGAAAAGCAGAATATGTGGACATTGTACCATATTGTGCGGGCTATCCTTAACGGAGAGGGTCCGGCTTTTGAGTACATCAAAAACAACGTCAACCTGGTCATCCTGCCTTGTGTAAATCCCTGGGGCATGGATCAGACGCCGGCAGTGCGGCGGAATTCTAATGATGTAGACATCAACCGAAATTTCCCGTATGCCTGGGACTCTTCGACAAATCCCTACAAGGGAGCCTCCGCAGGATCCGAGCGCGGGACACAGTTCGTGATGTCTGTCGTCAACAGCTATAAGAGCCAGAAAGCCTTTAACGGAACCGTGATCCTTGATTTCCATGATTTCTTCGGATCCGGCGACGATTATGCGCCGTTATATTTCCTGGGATCCGCGACAAATCCGGAGTACCGGATCGCGCTTTCCAAGGCCGGTATGAAATTCCTGGACTACATGGAAGACACTTATCCCTCCGTTATCCAGGGAATAGACAGGCCGGTCCGAGTGACTAATATCGGCAGCGCAACGCCGACATTCCACAACTGGGCTTTCCATCAGGGATTCAGATATTCCCAGCTGCACGAGTGCCGGACATACGCGCTCTCGCAGGACGAGGCCGATAGATACGACGCTGTCACCAATAATATGGCCTGGTGCTCTATGTGCCTGTCGCTCTGCTCCGTGGCTCCGCTCTTTGTCGGCGGCAATCGGCTGTACCATATCAGCTCCGTTTCTGAGCTGGGCCTGACGTCCGGCTATACGCTGCGGCAGCTCGTCGAAGCCATGCCCTCCAGGACCTGTATGTCTATACCGGTTTACTCCGGCACGGCGCTTTTCGACGATATGCCTGGCTCTGCTAATGGCGTCCTGAGCCTGGATTCCTCAAACTGGAGCGACACGCTGGCGATCCGTCTTACGTTCCAGACGTTCAGCATTAACGGATCCACGACATACACCGCCGCAGCCTGGGGCCAGGTGGGCGACACCATTGTCGTCAGCGACTGGCAGGAGCTTGCCAAGGCAGAATAATCGCTTTCTTCATTTTTCCTCTTCTTCATATTACTGCCTCACATCCGGAGGCAGGGCCGCAGGACAAGGCGCCTGCGGCTTTTTCATTTTCTTGAAAAAAATATTTATTCATTCCGCTTCTGAATATTTATTCATACTGTATTCACGCGTATATACATATGTTCATCTCAACGCTTTGCGCGCAATATTTTGAACACTGGCGGCAGGGCGGGCCGGCGGCAGCGCGGGCGGGGCTGGCGTTCGCGGGGCGCTGGGGGAACGCAAAAATTTGAACGCACATTTTTGCATACTATTAGGTACTC